TGTATTTAGCATACGGTGCAAACCTAAACAAAAGAAACATGGCAGTAAGGTGTCCACTTGCGACACCTTTATGCAGTATTGATCTAAGAGGTTACAAGTTAGCATTCAATAATGTGGCGACTATCGTTAAATCAGAAAATGATTCCGTTCCTGTTGGAGTGTGGAGAATAACTGAAGAGTGCGAGAAAGCATTAGACAAGTATGAGGGCTTTCCTAATCTATACCGAAAAGAATACTTGGACTTGACTAAACTCGGATTGAATCAGGGTATGGTATATATAATGAACTATGGTGGTAAAGCAGTACCGAACAAAAGCTACTTCGATACCATAAAGCAGGGGTATCAGGACTTCCAGCTCAACACCGAACAATTAGTGAATGCTGTACTGGAAGCATATGATTATGAAAAAGATGCTGGTCGAGTCATTCAAACAAGGCGTGGCGGGGGTAGATGGAGGTAATTGTTCGCTTCACCCAGCAGGAAAACCCAGATCCTTCTGGGTTTTTTTACAGGTAAATACCGAACAATTGTCCGCTAATCGGGAGGAAGCTGATCGGGGAACACCCTGATCGGGGAATTTTCTGACGGCATTTCTGAGAATCCCAATCCTGAGATCCCCACTCTTAATGAAAATTTTTTTGATTTTTTTTTAAAAATAAAAAAGTCAATAAAAACAAGGACTTATAAGTAATTAAATTATTTATATACTATATATACAAAAAATAAATGTTGTAATGATTACTAGAACTGTTATTTTAATTGGACATTTTAATTTAATTGGAGAAACAAACAAATGACTATTTTAAACAACAACAACAGACCATATTTTTTAACATTCGGCTTAGAACCCGAATTTGTAAGACCGCATTATTCAAGTGTAGATATTCATAATCATGTTGATGGAGTATTTGCAAAATCAGATGGCAGTTTAAGAGATGGTGGAGAATTAGAATTACCAATTTATGCTGATAGCAATAGAGCATGGGAACATATAGAAAAAGTTTTTAACGTAGCAACAAACCAATATAATTGCGTTTCAAATTCTTATAAATGCTCAGTACATGTACACATAGGAATGCGTCCAATAGACAGAACAATTGTTAATGAACAAACTTTTACAAATGAAAGTATTAATTTTGCACAATCAAATAATAATATTAGATCGAGAATTGGAGCAAAAATATCTGATTATTTTGGGCAACCTTTACCGTTAGAAATTGCTAGAGATGTTAGTTATAGAATTGTAAAAGATATAGCTTTATTTTCAACAATGCTAACGCCTAAACGTAGAGATTGTTATTATGCTAAATACCCATCAACAACCGCACAAGCTATCCAAAACACTAGAGCGGATATAAATAGCTTAATATCATCAATAAGCACAGAACGTAAGTATTCAGCGATTAACTTACTATCACTTGCACCAAATAATTATAGTAACAATGTAAAGTATACTATGGAATTTAGATCACATAGCGGATCTATGGATATGCCAAAGTTAAGAAATTGGATAAGATTTTTATTAAACTTAGCTTATCACTCAATTGATACTAGATTTGTACAAGCTCAGAGCTTGCTACAAACACCAAACGTAATTGCAAGGCATGGAACAAAAGCACAAATTGTTTGGGAGCTTGCAAGATCAGATAATGGAGCATCTACACAAGAATTAATGAATGCTAGCAATATAAGATCAGCTCAGAGAATTAGAGTTATGTTTAGTGAATGGAGAACTCAGTTAGCAAATACTTTTGGACAGAATGTTATTGAAACATTAACACAACAACATTATGGACATAGATATTCTACAAGTAACGGACAACACGATTTAAACGGCTATAGAATACCTAGAGAAATCCAAGGTAATGGAAACGGTTATGTATTTAATGGTGCAGGAGATGCAGGAATACTTGCAGGAATGAATGCAGAATTATTGAATGCAACCAACCAAAGAATTCAAGAAATTGCTACTATCCGATCTCGATAGTAGCAACCAAAACAATTGTAATTAAAATGTAAATGGCGGGATTTTTCCCGCCTATTTTTTATTTATTAACAGAACAATTGTATTTATTTAATTATTCTAAAATTTATCTAAGTTATTGATTTTACTATATAAATCGGGGATATACACCCTATACACCACCAAAATATATATACAAACAATCAAAAAAGTTCTAAACCGTGTTCCCCTCAAACGACCCCCATCAATTTCAAAAACGACCTCCAAAAAAAATTTTATAAAAAAAATCTTGCACTTTTTGGTATTCATTGCTACATCTTGTATGTTAGGAGGGCAATATGCCTAGATATAGATTAAGCTACGGAAGGAAGAGGACGTTTGAGTCTGATGACATCATGGGTGTTTTGGATTTTATGGGTATAAGCAAGAGTGATTCAGAGACTAAGTGGTTGAAGGACAACGCTATGGACATTTGCAACTATGCTTACAAGCCGATTAGGTTTGGAACGAAGGAAGAATTTGTAGAAGACTTAGTAAAAATGAATTTATTAGAGGAGTTAGCCAATGAAACGTAATGAAAACAGCTATGCGAAGGTAAAAAACAAAGAAATGTTGAATTATCGCAACCAGATGGGCGTAAGTCAGGTTGCTATGGCGAAGAAATTAGGATTAAGTCACAGAATGTGGAATCATTATGAGCATGGAACGAAGCCAGTTCCAATATCTGTAGTTTTATCAGCGAAATATTTGTGTAAGAACATGGATAAGATGGATGAATTGCACGATGACATAAAAAAACACGAAGAGCCGTTGACGAAATGGGATGTTGACAGGATTGAGGCTCTTATGAGGAAGATGAAAGACGATATTTCTGCAAATTCTCAGATAGTTTCTAAAATTTTAGCACAAAGCCACAAAGAAATGGGCTTTCTATTGTCAAAAATAAATTAATCGTATATCATCTCCACATAAATTAGTTTTTTTGTGGAGATTTTCATGGCGAATGGACCTCTGGGCGGAAATATGGGTACGCCACCTGTACCACCACAACCGCCACAGGTAAGTTTTGAAACAACAGCCCAAAGCAGGGGTAATTTTAACAATTTTTTAAAATCCATGCCAAATACAACGTCTATGACCCCTATTCCTCCAATGGGGTCATCCCCTATGATGCCAGCTCCAGATCCGATGGCGAGTATTGACATATTCAATCAGCCTGTAAACATGCAGTTAGGTGGTGTAGCGGGTAATCCTTTGGATAGTTATGGTGATTATTTATCTCAGCAGATAGATAACACGCAGGTTGAGCCATTTATTCAAGAAGTTCAACAGATGGCTAGTCAGCGTTTTAATTTAGGTGGTGACAGTGGTGGATTAAAGACATTTTTAGAGCCTACGATATTCGAGCCACCTCAAGATTTATCAAGACCAAAGATGGAATTCGCAGAGCCACTTTTACAACCTTTCAATCCTATGATGCAAAGACCTGCTGCTCCGTTTCAGATGCAAGGGCTTGGACAGCCTATGAGAGACAAAGACGGCATATTAAGAGAGCCAATGGGTTTGCGAGGTGGACCTGAAATGTTTAATATGATAGACCAGCGAATATTCAATGACGGCTTTATGCCAGAACCTGCACAATTAACAGGTGGTTTTACAAGGTCTTATGCTAATGGTGGCGATGTTGGTGACTTTAGCGACTTTGGTGGCTTTGACGATCCATCAGACCCATTTGGTGGCGATGATAACACGGATTTTTCTGATCCAGATAGTGATATGGATTACACAGACAGTTACACGGATCAAGATTTTACTGATGCAACAAATATTGGCAGTGGCGGCGATAATCAGCCAGATGCTTTTCCAACATCAAGACCAGAGATTTTAAAAGAGGCGATTGCAAGAGCTGAAAATGAGGTTTTTGGTGGCACAGCATCTGATGCTTTGGGATTTATAAACAAAGATGGTAGTTTAACAGATGCTGGTCAGAAGGAATATGACAGTTCTATTATGGCTAACTTAGATGTTCTTCAAGATGAAAGACCTGCTGATACTGGCACACAATTAGCTAGCATATTTGACAATAAAGACATATTGACAGCTTCTACTAAAAACGTGAATCCAGCAGATATTGTTCAAGCGTCTTTTAGACCTAGTTCGTTAAATTCTACATTTAGCAATAATGTTTTAGACGGTCTTGATTTAAATACAGCATTTGGACAAAATAGAAATAGAAATGTAGAGCCAGAGGCTTTTGACATGTTTGGCAATCCGATGAGTGAGCTTACAGGTCAAAGAGGAGTAAGTATAAGCAATCAAGCTATGCAACAAAAGGTAGATAATGATTTAGCTGATAGAGCTTTTTCAAAAGGTAATTTTAGTATGATAGGTTCTGCTGACCCAGATATGGATGCTTTAGAAAGGTCTATAGCAAACACACAAAGAGCCAATGAAATTCAGAATCAATTAGCGAATGTAAATAATCAAACTTTAGCTGATAGAGTACAGAACCAAAGAGGTTTAGGTATAGATATATCTACTATACCAGACATTTCATTAGAAAATATAATGTCAAGTAACATAAGCAAAGAAGACCCAAACAAAGCGACTGTTACGCAAAACATAAGTCCGCAGAACACCGCTGATAGAATATCTAGAAACAATAGAACTATAGATGAAATTAAAGCTGATATGGGTAGTAGAGTTCCTGACACTGCATTAGAAACTATGGCAGGTCGAGTTGGACCTACTGATACGGTATTTGATATTGATACGACAGATACAAGAAACTTTGTAGGCGATGATTTTGACACTGCACTCAATCTTGTTGATAGAAATGAAGCAGATAGGTTAGCCGCAGGACAAGCTATGGGTGTTGGCACTGCGCCTAATTTACAAAATTTAACCTCAACAGCTATGGGCAGAGGTCAAAACGTAACAAGATCAATTGCACCAGAAGATTTTGAAGAAAAAGTAGGCAGAGACTTTAATGCTAATCGTATGGCAGACATTGAGAGATTGTATGGAGAAGATGTTGGTCAAACAAAAGCTGGAAGGGGTTCAGATCCTACATTCTTTGAAGACAAAGGTTTTACTGGCACAGCAGGAGGCATATTAGACGCAATAGAGAGAAAAACCAGAGAAAACATGGCTAACGAAATAGCATTAGGCAGACCTATGGGATTAGGTGAAACATTTTTTGGATTTAACGCACCAGATTTAAGAACACAGACTATGAAAGATTACATGTCTAATGTTCAACCTAATTATGATTTTGGTGATTTTAATCAAACTTCAAAATCAATACCAGAAAAACAATTAGTTAGAAATAATAGTGGTCGTGTTATTGGTATAAGAGATGCAAGTGGTAGGTTGGTTTCTGGCATGGATCCGAATGCTCCTATGGGTAGTGATGATAATAATGAAAATCCATTAATACTTAGACCTATTGCAAAGCCAGAAGAAGAAAAAGAAGAAGAGGATAAGCCACCAAACGTAATAGGTGGAGGAGATCCTATAACACTTCCAACTCCTAAATCTGTTGTTGTTGATTCACCTTTTACCAGTAATGTTAGTGATTTCGTTCCATCTACTTTTAACACAGGAGATATAAATAAGTTAATTGAGATGTTAACAGGTGTTGCTGCTCCTAAATCTATGAAAAAAGGTGGGGTTGCTGGATATGCAGAAGGTGGTCGAGTTATGCAAGCATTGGATAATCTCTTAGCGACAGCATAATGGAACAGGCGTTAACAGCATCACAATTTGCAGAGTATCTTAGTGATGATGAAATTTCTAAGATTACGCCTCTTCTTGATCGTCTTAAAGTTTTAGAAGAACAAAAAACAAGTCAAGATAATTATTTAAAGTTTGTAAAGAAGATTTGGCCCAGCTTCATTGAGGGCAAGCATCACAAAATATATGCAGACAAGTTGCAAAAGGTAGCTGATGGTAAAATCAAGCGTTTAATTGTAAACATGCCACCAAGACATACGAAATCAGAGTTTGCGAGTTACTTGTTTCCAGCGTGGCTTATGGGCAGACGACCTGATCTAAAGATAATACAAGCAACGCACACGGCAGAACTTGCGGTAGGTTTTGGTCGTAAGGTCAAAAACCTTATTGATAGCGATGACTTCAGGGATATATTTCCTGATATAAAAT